GGCTCTTTTACATAAGCACCAGCATACTTTTCATCTTTTTGTGATCTATTTCTAGGCGGAATAACAATATCTCTTTTTTTAAGATAATTATAAATGATATTATCCCACATACGAACCTGGTAAAAAACATCAGCATAATTCACTTTGGCATCATATGCCATCGTAAGTGCAAGTTCAATCAGTTTCATCTTGTCTTCCAGACGGTCAACAAGTTCTACGTCAACAATGTTATATTCAATAAACTTTTGCCATCCTTGAGTGTAGAAGTCCTTGAAGGTATCAAACTCAGAGTGATCAAGTTTTTTCTGGCCCAATTCAACTTCAGCAATGTAATCTAGACGATATGATTCTTGTGCTTTATAAGTAAATTTCTTATAAAGATCAAGATAATCCAATTGAGTTAATCCACCAACATCAAAGGTAGTGTGCTTGCGTCCATTGATATAAACTTCGCCTTCAGTAACAAGTCCCCAATTAGAAAACCGTTTCATTAGTTTCTCACCAAGAACACGGTTCAATCGCTTGCAGATGTATGGAATATCATACATCTGAATATTCCATCCAGTAATCACATCGGGAACATCAACCATCCAATAGTTAATAAAATTATTGAGGAGTTCATACTCAGATGGACAATAGTGATAAGTAAGATCAGTTCTATTGTGCTTGAAAGGTTTAACTCCCCAAGTAATGATCTTCTTAGTCGTATAATCTTGAATTGTAATCGCAAGAATTTCTTCCGAACAAGATTCTACATCAGGGAACCCCTCTTCAGAAGCAACCTCAATATCCAGAGTTACAAGTTTGATTTTGCTAATATCGAACTTAATTTCATCTTCTGGATACTTTTCGGAAATGTATTGATAGATATAACGATCATTTCCACAGATCTCAAATCCATCTACTTCATCATACTTCTTATAAAACTCTCGACAATCCCGAACTGTTCCCGGATTAATTGGTTCTACTAGTTCTCCGCCTAATGTTCTATACTTTGATTCTTTTTTAGTCTTTACGAATAGAGTTGGAAAGAACTCATCTCGCATCTCAAATCTTTTTCCATTTTCTACACCACGAACCAAAAACTGATTACCAATCAATTGAACATTAGTATAAAATTTCATTCCTTAATCAAGTCCTCATATTTTTTCAAGAGTTTTTCGGATGGTTCGGCAATAGTAATAATTTTATCTGAGGATATCATAAAAGTATCCTGACCAGAAAAATCAATCAACCATGGAGATAGAGTTTCATTTGACTGGTTCACCAAAAATGGTTTAATGAGTTTACAATCAGGTTCACCAATATCAACTCCGACTTCCTCAATGTTTGAAATGAGTATTTGATTATTTGTAAGAAGTAATAACTTAATCATGGCAATCCTATAGACACTTTATTCTAACAATAAAAAAGGGAGGTGTCAACTGGATTGTGCCAGTTACCTCCCGTGGCATTGCGCCGACGATACTTACTATATAGTCAAACTTCGTATTATCTTTCCAGTCCATCCTTTATGAGTGTTTCTTTGCCCCTTTAGATTTTTATTCATAGTTCTATGGTCTAATCCACACTCTTCACAAGTTTTTCTCATACTTTGTTTTGGATTAAAGATAATCTTTACGGGCGTGATGGTCTGGCACGATCTTTTTTAGTTCTATTCTAAGAAGTCCGTCTTCAAAGGTGACCTTTGATACTTCTGTGTCGTCGGATAAAGTCCACGCTCGTTTAAAACTTCTGCTAGCCACTCCCTTGTGGATAAACGTCCGCTCAGTCTCAGTGTCTTGTTTTTGTCCTTCGACAAAAAGTTTTCCATACTCCGTGAAAACATTAACCTCTCCTTTCTTAAATCCTGCGAGTGCAATTTCCAAATGCGACTCTACATTATTTACCTCAATAAGATTGTATGGTGGATAGTTTGGATTAGTTTCCTGAAATTGACTAAAAATACGATCAAAATATTCATCCATTCCAATACTATATTCATTGATTCTTCTCATCAATCCAGGAAGATCCGCAGCAGTATAACGTGCAAGGTTAGTCATTATAGTAGCTCCTTTAAAAGCGAGTTTGTGTTTTGTGGACCCTTTCGGCATCCATTAATAATTATACAAGAAAGATAAAAAAAAGCGGGTGGTGAGACCCGCTCCTTTTTATTCGGTTTTACTCATCAAAGAATGGAAGTAAAGTTCCATCGCCAATTTTATTTCGCACAAATGGTGCAATATCTTTACCACAATGTGGGCAAAACAATTCCTCAATTAGAGAAACTGATTTATAATTAGAAATGAAGCAGTTAAGTTCTTTTCATGGAGAACAAATTTATTTAGATATAATATAGCATAAAAAAGGATCTGTCAAGCAGATCCTTCGGGTGTTCCGACTTTTGTAGAGTGCCGCACGAATGGCACAGAATTATTTATTCTGCTTCTTGCGTTTTTACTTTTTTTCCAATATTATATTTTTGCTCAAGAATCCAACCTTCCTTATCTTTATAAGCAAGAACTTTGATTTGATTGAGAGGAGCAATATCAATTACAGCATCTTCCTTAACGACTGTAATCAATCCCCAGTCGGCAAGAAGGCGAACAATACGGTTACGACGCTGAACATCATTCACTGTCAGATTGGCGTGTTTGCCATCAAGAGCAAACAATTCCTTAAAGTGAACAATATAGTATCTACCCTGCTTATGTAGAATGTGGCAAGATTGATAAAGTTTTTTTTCTTTCCTAGATGCAACTCCAATACGGGTTAAAGTCTCACGGACTTTCAAAAAGTCATCAGGTTCATTAAGAATTATCTCTACCATTTGGTCTTGAGACCATTCAACAGTAGGTTCTACCGTAGTAGTCATTTTTTTCCTCCAATATCAAGTCGTTGTTTGATGAAAGTTAGTTGTTCTTTTGTCAGGATTTTCAGTGCTTGAGATGCTTTCTCATTACTATATCCATAGTATGATTTAACACATTCTAAGTCTGTGACCTTATCCTTACGGAGCCAGGGAGAAAATCTCTTCCGTTTCCTAAGAGTATTTAGATAAAAAGAATATTGCATATCTTTAGGAAGATGTGCATTCATATTCATTTCATTTGCAAATAACACACAATCAATATGACCAGATAGACAACGATTGATAATGAATGGAGGATATGAACTAATATCTTCTGACAGATCTTCTTTTGTAAAATTAATTGAGTTGAGCCAGTCCTTCAGTTCCATAATTAAATAGCAACAATTCTTTCCTTTCTTTTTGCTCTCGCATATATTCACCAACTGAACGCATAGTATAAGTCAAATCAAACTCACCAGTGTTCCAATTTTTGAATCTATCCTTTACTAGTTGATCTGAGTTGTAACTAATGAGTTGGTCCATACTACAAGAATCACAATCAGCAGCAAACTTATCGTGATCAAATCCTTTGTGCATTGATCCTTTGTTCCCATAGAGATTATCCTTAATATCATAAGGAGGATCGAGATACATAAAAGCACCCTTGTTTCCATCCATCAGATAATCGTAGGAGTAATTAGTTATACGCCATTTTGAGATTAGCGTAGAATACTCAGGCAACTTTTCGATCCCTCGCATTGAAAAGTTGGAAACGGACGCCTGTTGTGAAAATGATGAACTCTCTGTGAGACCACTGAAACTACACTTATTGACAACATAGAAAGCCACAGCACGATCAATGCTAGGCAAATCTTTGTCATTGACTTGCTCCTTTGCTTTAAGAAAAAGTTCTTTTGCCAGGACTGGATTATTGTTTGTCGTCTTAAGATCTATAAGTTTATCTTTAAGATCAGTTCCAAACATCTGGAGTTGCTGCCAGAAGTTTACCAGAGGTTCATAAAGGTCATTCACCCAAATATCTAGGTTGGGATACTTCTTTGTGATATAAATCGCAACACTTCCTCCTCCAAGAAAGGGTTCACGAAACTCATCATAGTTGCGAAGGTCTGGAAAATAAGGTCCCATTTTTTCACAGGCACGGGACTTACCACCAGGATACCTCAAAGGTGTTTTAAGAGATTTCATTTTGCAATACACCTCACAGAAATTTCAGCAGACCTAGTTGCATCTGCCATTTCTCTGTAACCAGCACCAACATAGATTTGTCCGCTGACTACAGCAACTGCAATTACACCCCAAAAGACATAATACCATCTAGACTTTACTTGATGTAGTTGTTTCTTTTTCATAATCACAGAACCAACTTTTTAGAAGGTTTTTGAATTATCGAAAACATTTGCTCATACTGTTCAACAATTTGTTCCTGTGCTTCAGCAATATAAACAACGTATTTCTTAGAAACTTCAAGATCAATATTCTTCTCTTTCAGGAGAGGGGACCAAGGAGCAAATCCCATTTGTCCTTGTCCAGCAGGAACAGCAACAATAGGATTACGAATGACAATATTATCAACAAGATCTCCAACAAGATCTGCGATTACATCTTCACCAGACCACATACGAATAAGTTTTACATTCATTTTAATTTACCTCAACGGAATTCACATTCTACCATAATTTCAGTTAATGCTGCCAGAAGATTTATTTCTTGGTCAGCCACGAACGCACATTGGTATTGATACTTAGCAATAACAAGAACGGCAGCAGGGATAGATTGGGGTGAAAGGCAATCATAACAGGCGTCATAAATCCTGCGAAGAAGACTGCTAGCATCGTTGTCCAAGTTGGAGACCACCCACTTTCGGACTTCAGGAAAGTTTTTATCCCTAAGATTTTTAATGAGTTCATTTACAGAAATATCAGAGAAGGATGCAAGAATACCAGAATCAATTTTGCCCCCAGTAGAGTACCTCTGAATCTCATTCAGAACTCTTCGGAAATCAGGGAAATGTTTTGATACCAACTCCGCAACGACTTTTTGATCATACTCAATCTTTTCTTGATCCAAGATTGATTGAAGTCGTTGAAAGAAACTTCCTGCAAGTTGAACTCTTTGCTTCCCTTTGATAGTGAAGTCAATGACGGCACATCGGGAATGGAGAGGTTCAATAATCTTGTTCTTGTAGTTGCAGGTGAAGATGAATCGGCAGTTGTTATAAAATGCCTCAATATTCGCCCGTAGTAGGAGTTGTACATCTGTGGTTGTGTTGTCACTCTCATCCACAATAATGACTTTGTGCCTACCATTTCCTTGAAGTGATACGGTCGAAGCAAAGTTCTTTGCTTGGTTCCTGACAGTATCCAAGAAACGCCCTTCGTCGGATCCGTTGATGACATAGTAATCTGCTCCTAACTGTTCGCATAGTGCTTTCGCAATCGTAGTTTTACCAATACCAGGAGGACCTGAAAGAAGAAGATTAGGAATTTCGCCTTTTTTGATAAAGTCCAAAAAAGTTTTTTTAGTATCCTCTGGAAGGATACAATCTTCCACCTTTTTTGGTCTCCACTTTTCCACCCACAAAAAATTGTCACTCATTAATAAACTCCATTCAATACATTCCAAATACTTCTTTGACTTTTTCCCATAATATCAGCAATTTGTCTTTGAGACAAACCTTGATGAGAAAGGTTGGTGATTTCTTCTTTTACTTTATCCTCCATTTGAACTACTGCTTTTTTTGGATTTACTCTTCCCACTTGAGACCTTCTTGTGTTTTCTGAACGAGGTAACCATCTTAAGTTTTCTACTTTGTTGTTGGTTTTGTTTTCATCAATATGGTCTATACACCAATCTCTACCTTTTGGTCTTGGTTCCCCCCAACATTCTACCACAAGTTGATGTAGTCGTTTTTCACGAACTACAACATACCCATCTCGTTTATCAACTCTTCCAATAGGTTTCACATTTAGAATTTTACCACAAGCACTAACATAAATGTCTGGATAAGTTTTTGATTGTTTGTAGATAATTCCGTCAAGTTCCATTAGAAGAGTTGTAAATAATATTATTTATAACCAAACTACACGAAATGTCGTTTGGTTATAATCAAATCCACTCTGGGCGTCTTTCGGGCATACGGAGGTAGTTGTCCTTCACCCAAGGTTTGGATGCGATGTATCGTTTGTATGCTTCAAATGTATCAATAGTGTCGTCAAACTTCCATTCCTCAGGCATAGCACGAGCAAATGGAGTCACCTCTGTAATCTTACCCTTGGGAAACAAATAGTATGCATCCACAAGAGTTTTGTAACAGGAATGAGTTTTATTATACCGCAGGCAGTATTCATCAGACAAGTTCAGTCCCCACTTGATTAACCAGTAAGCATTATGGATACTCTCCAGTGCCCACTTGGTGCAGGGGTGATTGCGGAATGCTCCTTTCTCGGTCTTGTAGGGGGTTCCATCCGCCTTGGGGAGGGTTCCGTACCCGTGTCCCCACTTGTCAGAGGCAACGATAGAGAGCATCTGACAGCACTCTAGAGGCATCTTAACAACATGCTTGTCTGGAAGGCAGATGGCGCTCTCAGCAGGCCAGGGAGAAGTCACAAAGATGTTCATTCCAAAAACTGCGTCAAATAGTGTATACCCCAGTCTAATGCCTGAGGTGGAATATCAGTGATGTTCTGTGCCAGTATTTCTTTTGCCTGTAGAAGTCTGTCTTTACCAACAGCATTTACATTAGCACGGGAAGCTTTCATAAATTCCTTATAATCCTCTTCATTCCCATTCTTGAATCCACTAATGTAGAGTTCTCTAACTTCTTTACAAAGTTTTTCAGTCTCAGGTGCGAAAGTAATGGTTTCTTCCTTAAGAGGAATAGTCATTGTTTTCATACAAGACATACTAAACTTCATAGCCTTTCTTGTTTCATCAAGAGAAAGTGCATATGATCTCTCATCTCTGAATGCATATTGAATGCAACCATTTGCACATTCCATTACCCGAAGAAGGGCAACCTTATCCTTTTCAGTGTCTGGTAGGTTGCCAAAGAGTTCATCCCAGTTTTTCATCCGAAAGTAGAATCAGGTTCCAGAGCAATATGATAAGTCACATTAAATCCAGTATTCCTGAATCGTGACAGAAGTTTTCGTGAAATGACCACCTCATAGTTTCCAGGAAGAATCTTAATGTTTTCTACCTTGAAGTTGAATGTGAACACTTCACCAGTCTCACCAACAATCACAGAGAAATCGTTGGAAGTATCGTTCTTTTTATCACGAACCACCAGTTTCACCACACCTGCTTCACCAACCACAGACAAGTCAGGCAGTTGATAAACAGCAGCAGCCTTAAGGAGTTTATCAAGTTCTTTGGTATCAAGAAGGAAACAAACATCTTCACTCGGAAGAACAATATCTTTTTCTGGGGGGGTGATGATTACATTTGGGTCAGCAAAGAAATACTTTGAACGAGACTTACCTTCTTTAATTACTACATAACCATCATTCTGAAAATCAAGTTCAGCATTCTGATGGAGATTTAGACCATTCAAAAACTGGTTCAAATCATAGATACCAAAGTCTTTAGGGAGTTCCTCTTCAATTGTTGCTTCTGCCAGTATATTCTTCATTACAGAAATAGTGCGAAGATTATTTCCTTCCTTAAAAAGAATGGACTGATTAATAGAAGAAAAGTTCTTCAGCAGAGTAAGAGTTTTGTCAGAGAGTTTCATAATCAATAAGGAAAGTCGGAAGTAGTGTTTTTGTGAAGACCAGCAAAGTGGTACAGAAGAATACAATAATGGATTGCTTTCAAAATGTCCATCTTAGATTTACCATTCTTCTTACCAAATCGAGAAAGATACTTGATAGCATTTGAACGAGTAAATGCTTCTGCATCGCCAATACTCTCAATCAAATCGAGAGTTTGAGTTTTAGATTGTTCGGAAGTATAGTGAGAATGATAAGTGCTAGAAAGATATTGCTCAACCTCCTTCAAAGTTTTATCTTCTTCGTATTTCCAGAAACCATTTTTATTCGTATCTTCAGACATATTCAAGTTAAAAGTAATAGTATCGGGAGCAGTGTAAGGATTTCCAACAAGATCAATTCCATCATAGTCCCAGTAATCTTGTGCCCCCGAGAATGAAATAGTATCAGTTCCAGAACCACCTGTAATTACTGCATCACCAAACGTTTTGGCGATTGAACTTTCGTAAGTGCTCTCAAAGTTTTCAGACATTTTATTTCATAGTAAAAGAACAAAAGAGGAGGCACATTGACCTCCCCACATTCTATCAAACAGACTGGAATGTGTCAATGGACTCTTCAGAAGGCATCTGAAAATCGGCATCAACTTTATCATACAGTTCCAGGAAGGCTTGCTTGGTTTCGTCATCGAAGCGGTTTACACACACTTGGATTGCCTTTGCCTTATCTTGGAAGATGCTGTAAGCACGGATAATATGAACCAGGCGGCGGGTGCTGATGATTTCCTCAATACCACCATCATAGAAGGTCTTGCGGATGATATCACCCCAGTCCACCAGACGCTTGCAGAAATCACGATCTTCCACACCAAGGTCCAGAGCAACCCCTTCCAGGATCTTCTGCTCGGTTGCAGGGGCAGGATAGGACTGCTCAAAGGTCACAGGGAAGCGTTCCAGGAATGCCTCGTTGAGCACGTTGGTGCCGATGAAACGACCATCATCAGAACCCTTACCCTTAGTGTTAGCTGTTGCGATCACATTGAAACCAGCGGCAGGTTTCACCCAGCGACCAATCTTCTTCAGGAAGACACCCTTGCCTTCTAGAATAGACTGAAGGCAGAGGATTTTGTTAGATGCGAGGTCGATCTCATCAAGGAGAAGGATTGCTCCTCGCTCCAGTGCTTCGATGACGGGACCGTTATGCCATGCAGTGTTCCCATCAACAAGCCTAAAACCACCGATAAGGTCATCTTCATCAGTTTCAATAGTAATATTTACACGGATCAATTCACGCTTCAGTTGAGCACACGCTTGCTCCACACTGAACGTTTTACCATTACCCGACAGACCCGTAATGAACGTCGGATAAAACAGACGGGACTGGATAATTTTTTTAACATCAGCAAAGTTACCAAACTTGACGAAGGTATCATCTTTTTCAGGAATAAGGTTTTGCTCTACAGGAGGAACCACAGCAGGTGCTTGGAAAGTACGTTCGATTTCTTCTACTTTTTGTTGAGTCACTTCAAGATTCCACTTACCACGGCCAACTTTAAACTGGTCAAGTTTCTTAGTAACAGTTTGATAGTTAGCATCGTTCAGATTACACCAGGCACGAATATCAGCACCAGTAACGCTGTTACCATACAGGTTCTGGAGAGAAGTGCGGATGTAGTCGGAGGAGAGTGCCATTCGTTTGCTTTGTTTCAACTCCGTTATTATAGACCAAAAAGGGGTCCGCTTGGGACCCCTGTGGTCAGTTCGCCAACTGGTTCTTGAGTTCCTTTAGGTACTCTTCACTAGCAATATGTCCAGTATAACCTGGATAATACTTATTCACTAGGGCAGGAATACCCATAGCAGTTGTGCTGCTATTACACTTAATCCATACTTCTTTTGCGTCTACTTTGACAACATGGTCAAACGGAAATTTAGTTTTCATATTCCTCATAAGTAAATGTTTTGTTTTTGACTTTTGTATCAAACTCACCAGTTTTGCCTGGATTCATTTTACCAACTTTAACACGCTTACCTTCTCCAGGCCAAGACTTGTTAGTTCCCACTAATTGAGCATCACCTTTTGGTTTCTTTTGAATTAGAACAGAATCCTGATTATACTTTTTACCAAGTTTAGTGATTGCTTTCTTAAACTTTCTCTTACCCATTTTACCAGAAGAAACTACATGTGATTTCTCACCAACTTTCTTCTCTTGCGATGTTCCTGGATTTTCAGTATAACGACCAGAGACTTTGGTGGGTCCTGGAAGACCAGCTCCTCTAATGTCTTTTTCTAATTGACTAGAACGTGCCTTATTTTCTTTTTTGGATTTGTCTCCTCTTTGAGCAGACATAATTGCCATACCACCCCTTTCTGATTTTGAACGAACTCTATTTAAAGAAGTTTCATCAATATACTCTTCCTTTGCTATAGGTTTTATTGCTACATCAGAATGAGTATCTTTAGCATGTTTCATTAAACGAATAAGTTCAGCAACTTTTTTCTTTCTCTTTTCATCTGCTCTTTGTTCTGGAGATTTTCTAGTAACAAACAACTCATTAACTTCTTCTTTTGCTTTACCACTATACTTTTTCTTTTTATTTTTTTCAGTATTCTTCTCAATCTCACGAGCAATAAGAACTCTCTTAAGTTTCATTCTCTTACTAAGTGTTGGAGGATTTCCTAAAGCACCTGCCACAGTCATTCCAATACCTTCACCAAGTTCTCCCATTGCTTTCTGCTTACGAAGTTTCTTAGGATTCTTTGTCTTGTCTGCAGAGTAGTTACTATCATTACCCTCAGGGTCTATAGAACTACGATATCTTGTGCTTCTTTCTTCATCATCCAGTTTTGAACGCATTCTCTTTGCTTCATCGGGAGAATAGGTTCTACCACTGTTGTACCATTCTTTACCTACATGACCTCTCTTCTTAGCATCGGCAGAAGCAGCTCTTCTTTTATTCTTCTGACGGTTTGCTTTGAAGTCCTTCATGGACATTCCTTCTTCAATCTCAAATTCTTCAGGCAATCCAAGTCTCTTACCTGCAGCATCCATTCTCTCCGCAGCACTCTTCTTTCTAGTCTTTTCCTCTTTCTTTTTCAACCAACCACCCTGAAACTTTCCACCCAAATCACCAGAGGGTTTGGGAAGACCTTTAAAATCCTCATAGTCCCTACCACGAACAGGGCGGGGACCACGACGACCATATGCTTCAGTGGTAAATTCTTGATAGGTCTTCATCTCTACTAAACACTTTTTGAATATTTATGCTACAAGAGAAATGAACTCACCAAGAACTTTTTTATTCAGTTTCTTAGTTTTTAGAGACTTTACAAAAGCAGACTTGATTTGTGATTTGGTAGCATCCTCAGCAACTTCAAACTCAGAATCCTGAGAAAGTGCGGTTGCTGACATTCCAAAGTATGCGTCATAACCAGAGTTAGTAATAGTGAAACTCTTCAGTTTCTTCCAGTCACTCTGGATTTTATCATACACCTTACCATCATTGATAGAGTGATAAAGTCCGATAAACCGACTTGCATTGCGACTTTCAAGAACACGAATACCAATAAAGTTTGTATTGGAAAACTTATCTTTCAGGTTCCTGAGAAGAACATCAGTGAATTCATGATACCCATAACCAAACTGATAGGTTGTTCCCATCTTACGGTCACGAAGAAATGTACTCATAGGAGCAATATATCCATTGCCAATATAAGAATCTTTCTGATAAGGACGTTGGACTTCTTTGTGACGAATCAATTGATTTGCTTCACCATCAGTCAGAACAATACACTGAACTTTCTGCAGTTTATTTTCTTTCTGGAATTTGGGAAGAATCTGATGAAGAGTAATCAGTGCTTCATTCAGAGGAGTTCCAGAAAGACACAAACGATTAGGATAGGTAAAGGCACATTGATAGGTCCTACCAAAGCAATAAGCAAGACGCCAAATGTTCAGCATTTGATGCTCCAGTTCTTTACCAGAAACTTTGCTAGTAAGAATATTCATCATAGAGAAGGTCTCGTCAACGACCAGAAGCCCATCTTTCTTTTGATAGTGAGGAGTGCGGTCTGCTGCAGAATAACGATCATTCTCATAATCATATTCACCACGACGCCACTCATTAGTGAAAGCATACACTTCAAAAGGAATAGAAACTTTCTTGCAGAACCAAACAAGATTAAAGAGTTGCTTACAAGTATCAAGCATCACATCAGACATAGAACCACTCCAGTCCAGAACAAACACCAGACCATGATTCTTACCATCGGGAATCACAGAAACCTTTTTGAAGAGGTCTTCGTTGTATTTGTAGGTATGAAGTTTGGTGCAATCAAGAATACCAGTGCGAGCAGTTGATGTGCGAGCATACTGATCTGCTGCCTTGCGGCACTCAAACTCTTTTACCAGATAGTTAACTTCTTTTTGAGCAGATACCTTAAACTTCTTAAACTCAATATCAGTTTCCTTATAGAGATTTGCGGGAGTGTATCCCTTATCCGTCGCATGTTCAATATGAATCTTTTGTTGGTGCCCAAAAGAGTTATTGATATCTTTATGAACCTCAGAGTTCTTACCAATAATAGTATCAAGATTTACTTGAGGAATCTCAACATAGATGTTTTCTTCAAAGGCATTACCAACAAGGTCACGAATTTTATCTTCCAAAGAATCCGCAGTGCGAACTTCAAGTTCTTCTTTATCTTCGGTAGAACTTACTGGTGTCTGATCACCTTGAGCAGTTCCGCCATAGGATTGCTCAGAATCAGGTTGTTGTTCCTGAGAGTTATCACTCTCCCCATCTTGCTCAGAAGAGGAGTTATTAGTCTCCACATTTTCATTAGCAGGAGACTGAGAATTTCCCTGAGTTTCGTGAGAATCGAAGTCAGAAACTTTCTGCTGTTGTTCCTTCTCTTTCTTACAATACTTATAGAGTTCTTCTGCAGCAATCAGAGTATCAGCAAAACTCTCACAGGCATTAATTAGGTTAATGATTTCCTGTTCTTCTGGTTTGAAATCTAGAGTGATGAAGTTACCAATTTTGAAGTAAAGGTTAGAACGATCTGCAAGATTGAAAGAAGAAACATCCTCATCAGCAATCTGGAAGAAATCATCTTCATTCAGTTCTTTATAACCATTGAAGAAAGTCTTAGATAGACCAGCATACCTACGCTTCATCAGTTTCTCAATGCGGGCATCCTCAACAACATTCACAAACTGATGAGGAACCTTTACAGTCTCACTCCAATCTTCATCAGGTGTGAAAATGCTATGACCACATTCGTGTGCGACAAGCAAATCATAGACAACATTGCTCGCTTTCTTCCACAGAGGAAGCGTCAGAACACGAGTGTGGACATTAAAGCAGGCAGTCTCCACTTTCTTGTGCTCAACAACAATATCTTCTGTCGCCATAAGTTTGGCGAGCATTCCTTTAACTTCGTGATTAACGGGCATTTTGGTTGTGCGTTATGTCCTTATTATAGAGCACGAAATCCCTAAAAGTTTGTAGGGTGGGTCAGTTTATCAAGTGTCCTGGTCTCCCCAAGACCCACCCATCACCAGGACATTCATAACATAACTTCGTTTTCTCACCATCATTCCACCACCTTCTTCCTATTCTTACTTTACTTTGTTTCTTTCTCGTTTCATCACTAACATTTTTACCAAGATTGTTTTTCCTTGACTTTTCACGAAACTCTTTTGTTTTATACTTTTCACTTTTAGTATTGAATAATCTTCCAAGAACCCAACCATCACCGGGACATTCAATAGTATGTTTATCAACTTCACCATTGTTCCACCATCTTCTCTGTGATACTTGTTGAGAAACTTTATTCTTGTGCTCTTCTGTAAGAGTTTTTCCAGTGTTTGTTTCTTTTATTCTTTGAATACAATATTCACTTGGTTTTCTACCAGAACTTCCTTCACCACCATAAGACAGATTGATTAATATTCCACCATCTTCTTTTATACCAAGAACGCTAATGATATAGTTTTCGTGTTTATAAGCATCAAACTCTGTTAGATTTGTCTTTAAGAATATTACTCTATTTCTTGGTGGAGCAGAAATATAACTATCACCTCTTCTGTGAGCACGATATGCTCTATTTCCAATCCCCTTTCCAATATAGTAAGGTGTCCTATCTTCTCTTAACCAAGCATAAGTATAATATTGATTACTCATTTTTGGGACACGCACTATACACTATTATTTATAAAAGGAGGTCTTTTGACCTCATTCGTTTTAGAAGGATAAATCACTTCTCTTTACCCTATTTTTCATTGCTCTACTTCTTTCATTATGCCTTGTTGCTGTCTCAAAATCACCTTTTTGAGATGCTTCTTTTTCCAACTTTTTAGCAGCAGTTATTTGTTTCTTTATCTTTCTTTCTTTATCTTTACTCATTCCTTGATAAGACATTTCAGAAACAAACTCTTGGAAGGTTTTCATTTACACAAATACTTTTTAGATATTTATAGAAAAGAAGCGTCTCGTTGATTGAGACGCTTCTTGAGTGCTTGGCGACGTGCCTTTGCTTGTCGGAGTGCCTGCGGTTTCAGTTTCCGCTTC